TTATTACCACGGAAACGCTAGGCCAACGCCCCTACAAGGCCGTGCACGAGAAGCAGTTGCGCCGTGAATTTCGCAATGACACGGGCTTTGCGTACAACGCCAAGGGAAAGAAGACGGCCTATCGTGAGTTTGCACGAAAGCGCACCAATGAGCTTACAGGCTTCGACGTGAAGGGAAAGACGTATAACGATTTCCTAAAAGCGCAATCTAAAGAGTTTCAGGACGACGTTTTAGGCGTAAAGAAAGCAAAGCTCTATCGAGAGGGTGGCTTGACGCTCGATAAGTTCGTAGACGAGTCAGGCCGTGAATACACGTTAAAAGAGCTTAAGCTTAAGGAGCGCGGTGCGTTCAAAAAAGCAGGGCTGGAATAAGGGAAAATGACATGATAAATTGCAATGACCAAATGACGGGACAAGTATGATCAAGTCAGACCTAAACGATATGGAGAACGCATATGACTAAACTCTTTTACCGCATCCTTTACATTCTCACGCTATGCCTAGTGTTGCCTCCTGTTCTCATCCTTATGGCCATTGGCGGTTCGTGCAGGTTGACGAAGCCCGTCATCAAGCCCATGTCACGCGCTATTGCCCATGTTGACCGATGGCTAGCGTGGTTAAAGCCTAAAATAAAGGAGCCTACCGCATGTGACTATTCAGATTAGCGATCATGCGTTCGTGCGTTACCTTGAACGGGCGCACGGGCACGATGTCACGCAATACAAGCAGGCGATCATCCAACCGATTGAGCACTTACTTTCCTATGTTGGCAAGGGAACCGCTACCATCCATTGGCAAGGCATGACCTACGTCATCATTAAAGGCGTGCTTGTCACCATTTACACCCAGAAAGGGTAAACCATGTTAAAGATGAAATATGACAACGTCGACGATATACCGAGTGAGTACGCAGGCCTCTACACGGATAACGACGACGGCACTCACAGCCTCACAGGCATTGAGGGCTTGAAAACAGAATCAGACATGAACGCATTGCGCGAGATTGTCAAAAAAGAGCGTAACATGCGCATTGATGTTAAGAAGCAACTCGACGCGATAGGCAGAACACCCGATGAAATTGAAGAGATGCAATCGCGCATTGATGAGCTTGAAGCCTTAAAGGGGGACGCGCCCGATGCGGATAAAGTGCAAAAGCTCGTAGATGCTGAAAAGAGACGGATGCAAACGCAATATGACAAGCTCCATCAGGAAAAAGCAGACCTTGAATCCAAGTATCACAGTGCGGAAAAGTCATTAGCGAGTAAAGAGCTTAGCGACATTGTGCGTAAAGAGTCCGAAAAGCTTAAGCTACTCCCCGCCGTCTATGATGACGTGCTTCTATGGGCAGAACGCGGGTTAAAGCGTCAGGACGATGGGACGTTTACAACGGATGACTACCAGACCCCTGCCGAGTTCATCTCTAAGTTAGTTGAGACAAAAGCGCATTGGCTCCCTCCTTCGCAAGGTGGCGGTTCAGGCGGGGGCACGGGTGGGGGTGGAGCTATTCCAACGGGCGCGGATAACCCGTATAGCAAAGAGGGCTGGAACCTAACCAAGCAAGCGCAAATGATACGCGATAAGGGTGAAAAGATAGCGGGTCAATATGCCAGCAAAGCGGGTAGTACGATTGGTTCGCTTACCCGTCCCACCGCATAAATTTTATAGACATTAACGAACCGCCTCTCTATGGGGCGGTTTTGTTGATTACACGTTGACTACACATACATTCATAATAAGGAAAAGCCCTAAAAGGCAATACCCGTGTGGCGTGATGCAGCGGAATCACTGTATCACCATATAACGCGGGAGATTAGCCTCATGATGGCGACTACCAGACTTGCAGACGTCGTAATTGATTACAACCAGTTTAGTGACTACTCGACTCAAATGGCCGTTCAAAAAAGCGCACTGATTCAGTCGGGCGCAATGGTGCAATCCGCTCAAATGGCAACATTCTTGCAGGGCGAAGGCTTAACGCTTAATGTGCGTAGCTTCAAAAACCTAGCCGATATTGATGATCCTGACAACGTGGGTAACGACGACCCCGCTGTAAATTCCGTCCCTCAAAAGATTGGAACCTCTGAAGAGATTGCAGTCCGTCAAAATCGTAACCAATCATGGAGTAGCATGAGCTTACTTGTAGACCTTGGCATGGCTGATCCGTTGAGTGCCATCGCCTCTCAAATTGGGGGCTACTGGCAAGCACGCTCGCAACGTAGCATTCTAAGTGCGCTTATGGGGATATTCGCCGATAACGACGCGGCTCCTGTAGGCAATGAACACGTTGCGGGTGATTTAACCTTAGACATCAAAGGGACAGCAGTGGGTCCAGCTACTCGCTTTAGCGCGGATGCCGCTATCCTTGCGGGGGGCTTGATGGGCGATAGTCAAACGGATTTATCGGTTATCCTGGCGCATAGCGCAATCTACAATAGCATGGTTCGCTCTAACCTCATCACCTTTACAAAGTTGAGTGACCAGCTTCCCAATGCCCCTACCTACCTCGGCTATACCGTGATTGTGGATGATATGATGCCTAACCCAGCAGGTGTGGGCGCATTGCAGACACCAGCGGGTGTTTACCACACCTACCTTATCGGCGCAGGCGCGTTGTCTTATGCCATGGCTCCTGCGAGCCAGAATCCTTCTTACGTCGAGTACCTTCCCTCTGCGGGTAACGGCCAAGGGGAAGAGCGTATTCACAGCAAAATGCAGTGGATGGCTCACCTAGGCGGTCATGCGTACATTCAATCTGGCATTCCAGCGGGTGGGCCGACTAATGCGCAATCCGCTACGGCTGCAAACTGGAAGCGTGTATTCCCAAGCCGTAAGCAAATTAAAATTGCGCGTCTTATCACGCGTGAAGCATAAGGAGCCCTTTAATGTCTAACTACGAGCAGATCAAGCAAGCCCTTGAGTCGCTAAACGTTGATGTTGATGAGCACTGGACGACTAGCGGTGAACCCGCGATGAAGTCGGTAAACAATGCCATTGATGGAGATGTTGAGATTAGCCGCGCTGACATCAAGGCGGCGTTCCCTAACTTCACCCGCAGTAATGTAACCTTTGATCCTTTACCCGATGACTTACCGTCTACCTCAACAGGGGATGCGCAAGCCTCCCCCTCTCTTTCCGATGGTGCAGAGAGTGAGGATTATGAAGACGCACGTAAAGCGGTTGAGGATAAAGAGCGTGAAGCCCACGAAGCCCACAAGGCTTTAGAGGTTGCACGTAAAGCGTTTGACACTGCACAGGCCGAGCGTGAATTAGCGTATCCGCCCCAGAACCAGACGGATGCGTTTAAAGCGATTATCCAAAACGACATGAAGGAAGCGGAGTCACTGGAAGAAAAGATTAAAGCCCTTATCGACCAGCACAACGCGGGATACTAACTCATGGCCTTTACGGTTGAAAATGGAACAGGGCTAACAAACGCTAATGCCTACGCCTCCATTGTCCAAGTGGCTGACTACCTGTCTAGCCGTGGCGATGATGAATCGTGGGTTGCGTCTAATGAATCCTCTAAGCAGGTTGCCATTATTCGGGCGACTGATTACATTGACAACCGTTGGGGCGGCTCCTTTAAAGGGACTCCCTTGCTTGAAACGCAAGCCTTAGCCTTTCCCCGTTCAGGGTATTTGGCCGTGTTGCCTGCTCTCTTGATTCAGGCGACATCAGAGTACGCTAAGCGGGCGCTATCGGGACACTTGGCTGTCGACCCGATACCGTCCGTGGACGGCGTAATTAAGCGAAAAAAAGAAAAGATAGCCTCTTTAGAAGAAGAGACCGAGTACTTTGAATCGTCTAATGCTCAATCTAGCGAGTACCCTGTTTACCCCCGTGCGGATATGCTTATGGAACGGCTCATTGCGTTATCGAGCTACGCGCCGTCTTATGGGAGTACCACGCGATGAGAGATTATAGTTTCTTTGTGAACTTGGCTCAACGCATGATTACTAAAAACGGGCGAGACGTGACGCTATCCATTGAGAACGTTGCCCAGCACAACCAATCTAAGCAATGGCGTGGCAATACGAGTCCGCTACAATCGACGGACTACGTTGTTAAAGCCGTCATGTGCGACCTTCACAGCCTCTCCCTTAGTAACTACAAGGCCGTGGATACCAACGGTCAAACGAGACGGCCAATTAACGGGTTTCTGGTTGCCCACAACGGTATTGATTGGGAAAACGTGACGACGATCATAGACGGCGGGGAAAGAAAGCAGGTCACGAGCGTTGAGATTCTACAGCCTGGCGATACGCGCATTGTTTGGGCGTTCGAGGTGTCTCAATAATGACGTCACGCGCACAAGCAAGGGATAGCATGTTTAGCCATGTGCTTAACGCATGGGAATCCCATAGCGAAACCATCCCTCTTTTCTTTGAGGATGTCACGCCTCTACCCCCTAATGGTGAACCGTTTGGACGTGTGATGACGCGTCATACATCAAGCCCGCGTCGCTCAATAGGCACATCGACTATTTACGAGACGAACGGACAGCTTTATATCGATGTTTTTACCACGCTAGGCGATGGGATGCAAGTTGCTGACGCGGTGTGTCAAGCCTTAATGAACGCCTTGCGCACCCAGCCCGCCGATGGATGCGTACGATTCTATAGCCCTTTTGCGCGTGAAGTCCGAGAGGATGGCGCGTACTTTCAAACAAATGTCCGATGTGATTTCCAATACGATGAGGTGTCCCCATGATGATGTCATGCCCTATTAACTCCCTTGAGTCCAACCAAGTTGCCCTGCGCTATGCGCGTGAAGAATGTTACGGCCTCTTACCCGCCACCCCTGAATGGAAGCCGTTGCTCATTAATAGCTACGCTGACACGGGGACGACGTTTGAAAAAGTGATGCGTGACACGATCAACGAAGGCCGTCAACAACAGGAAGGCACAACCACGGCGCAAACAACCGCCTTTGGTGGTGAAATTGACTTCACCCAAAAGACAATGGCCGATTTCTTTGAAGACGCGTTCTTCGCTGACTGGCGATACAAGACCGAGCTATTGCCAACGGCTACCACCGCTACGGTCTACACCGTTGCATCCTCTACGGGCATTGTCGCCAATAGCCTTGTGTTTGGTGAAGGCTTTGCGAATGCCCCAAACAACGGATTGAAGCTCGTTACAGCAGTGACAGGAACCAGCGTTACCGTAGGCGGATTAACCCTTAACGCAAGTGTTGCAGCAGGCGCAAAAGTAACACGCGTTGGTGTTCAGGGGGCAGCGGGTGATCTTGGCATTACAGTAGTGGCGGGTATCACCACGTTGACCAGTACCGCGCTTGACTTCACGACGCTTGGCTTGATTCCTGGCGAATGGTTCTACATTGGAGGCGATAGCGCACCTGCTGTCTTTGCAACTGCAGGGAATAACGGATGGGTTCGTGCTAATACGATTACCGCAACCGCGATTGTACTCGACCGCGTGAGTGGCGTAACTGCAACCGATACAGGCGCAACAAAAACGATCCGCTTGTTCTTTGGACATGTGTTAAAGAACGAAGCGACGGTGGCCTTGATTAAAGAAAAGAGCCGTACCTTTGAGCGTCAATTCCCAAGTGGTGAGTTTCAATACATTTCAGGGTGTGTATTGAACACGCTTGAATTGTCATTACCGACCAACGCTAAGATTACGGCCAATGTTTCCTACATGGGATCTGATAGCGTATTTGAAGGATTCGCTCGTACAGGCGTGCGTCCTGCAACGCTACAAGAGAACATCTTTAACACCTCCTCTAGCTTCGGCAGCTTACGATTGTTAAATGATGACACTAACTTTGCTTATAACAACTACTTAACCTCTTTGTCGCTTACCGTCAATAACGGCGTGACTGATCTTAAGGCGTTAGGACTTAGTGGCAACATTGGCGCAAACAAGGCTAACTTTGTTGTAGAAGGCACTACAGAATCCTACTTTACGAGTAGCGCATTAACAACCGCCGTAAGAAACAACGATAAGCTTTCTTTACAGATGGCCTTTGTTGAGCGTAACGCAGGATGGTTCTTTGATGTTCCCCGCATCCAATTGGGCGATGCGAAGTCTACCGTTACCAAAGATCAACCGATTACCTTACCCCTTGGCTTGATGGCCGTTGAGCATCCAACATTGAATCACACCTTCCTTGTGGAGCAGTTTACGTACTTGCCAACCGTTGCAAAAGTATAACATTAGAAAGGAGCTACATCATGGGCTTTTTCAAGTCACACCTTACTGATGCCAAGGCTAAGAAAGAAGGCGTAAAGTTCTATTCTGGCAATGACAAAACAGAATGGTTTCACGTTGCCCGAATGGGTAGTGAGAACGTGGAGTTTCGTATCGCTATGGAAAGCGTAGGCGACGCGCCTAAAGGCGATAAGGACGCGCTTGTGGCTTATAACAAGCAGGTCAATAAAGCGATTGCCACGACCATCATTAAGGGATGGGGGAGTGATAAACACGGAGAAGGCAAGATTGAAGGCGAAGACGGTAAAGCGTTAGTTTTTAGTGAAAAAAGCCTAATCGTGTTAATCGACAACGCGGATCATCTTTTAGATGAGGTCTCACTGTTCGCACGTGACCATAACAACTACCTCAAGTCCAAAGTTGAGGCTGACGTAAAAAACTAATAGCGGTGTTGTCCTATGCGCTTAGCTTTGGACAACACCAAGAGACACACGAGCGAATGGATAGGCTTCGCATTAAGCAAGGCCTACCACCGCTGGAGGGAGTACGCACACCCCCCGCGTTGCAGGAGCACCTCAAGCCTGTGTTGCTTGCCTTTAATGCCCTTGGCTCGTGTAGACCGAGTGCGTTTAGTGGCCTTGCGCCTATTCCATGGACTGCGATAAACGCATGGTGTGAACGCTACGGCTACACCCACGAAGAGCAAGAGCGGTATGTCATCTTAATCAACGCATTAGATGCGGTTTACATCAAGCATTACGCAAAGGATTAAGCCATGAAGTCACTAAGCGAACGCCTCAAGCAAAGAGCGGACAACCTCCACAATGGGGTGACGCGGGTAATGCGTCAAGTGGGGCTAGAAACCTTGCGCGATTTAACCGTATCAACGCCCGTGGATACAGGGCGTGCGCGGTCTAACTGGCTGGTCGGAGTCAATGCACCCCCTACCAGTGAAATAGAGCCGTATGCGGTGGGGAGCAAAGGCAGCACAGGCGGGGCAAACGCACAGATGGCCTTTGACGCAGGGGAGATTGTCATTAAAGGCTTTGAGAATAAGGGAGACGATACGCTTTATTTACGAAACAACCTTGACTACATCGACAAGCTCAACGATGGATTCTCACGACAGGCAGGCGCACACTTTATTGAAAGTGCGGTAAAGGGCGCAACCGATAGTGTTAAAAACATGAGGTTACTTGACTAATGATGATGATGGCTAACCAAGAGGCGTGGCAAATTGCCATAAGCTCCACAGGCTCTAGTGCCGCCGTGCGTGACTTACAAAGCATTGCAGGCGCAGCATCACAAGCAGAAGCCGCCGTTAATCGCATGAATAGTGTGATGGGTAAAAAGGTTACTAACCTTAATGCTTACAGCCAAGCTAAGCAGGCGATGGGGTCAACCGCAGCGGGAACACAACAGCTTACAGCGTCACTCGCTAGACTTGATGCCGAAATGTTTAAAAATGGATTAGCCACCAGAACCCTTGTTCAGCATATGACAGGCCTTAATAGCACTCAAAAGAAGCTTCAGAACGAAAGTAGCAAAACGGCGAAAAGCTTTAACCTTTTAGGCACGGCAATGGCTACAGCGACCACCTACTTTGGTGCGCGTCAAATAATCGAAACCGCCGATGCGTACACCTCACTTAGCAACCGCCTGAAGCTCGTTTCAACATCTCAAGCCAACTTGAACACCTTGATGGATGAGACCTATAACATTGCGCAGCGGACACGTACGGACTGGAACGCCACCGCTAACCTCTATAGCAAAGTAGCCAACGCAGCAAAGGGGTTAGGGAAGTCTCAACAGGACATAGCCAAGTTTACAGAGCTAACGAACAAGGCTATTGCGCTATCGGGTATCTCTTCACGTGAAGCATCCGCTGGCTTAATCCAGCTGGCGCAAGCCATTGGGTCTGGTCGGTTTGCAGGGGATGAGCTTAAAAGTATCTTTGAAAACATGCCCCGCTTTCGTGATGCGATTGTTGAGGCGACAGGCAAGACTACCGAGCAACTGCGTAAGATGGGCGCTGAAGGCGAGCTGACCTCTAAAATGCTCATGGATGCAATCGAAAGCCAAGCGGACACGATCAATAAAGAATACACACAGATTGAATCCACGGTATCGGCTGCCTTTCAAACCCTTACCACTGGCGCACAAAAGTACATCGGCGAACTCAATGAGGCCAAAGCGTTGGGGGCTACGTTGGGTAAAGTATTGATATTTTTAGGAAATAATTTCAGTATCCTTGGGGACACAATACTAGTTTCAGCACTAGGGGTAGGAACCTATATGCTTGCGGTTAATGGGGTTTCTATAGCACTAAAGTCCGCCGCGATAGCCCAGGTGGCTTTTAACTTTGTGGCAACAGCAAACCCCTATGCGCTCGCTCTCACAGCATTAGTGGCACTCACGGCGGGAGTCATTATATTTAGCGACAAAATAAAAGTCGGTGAATCTGGTATTTATAATCTTAGGGATGTTGCACAGGTAGCGTTTCAAGCCATGACAGGCAATGTAAATGGATTTGGCACTACCCTGGCAGAAGAAATAGGCAAGGCCGTAAACCTTAGCATTAAAGACATTAGAAGGCTTGAGGATGCGTTTGACTGGATAGGCAGTATAGGCGAAAAGTTTAAAGACCTTGGAAACTTGATGGGCGATAAAGCATCTGGCAATTTCGAGGCACGTAGAGCGGGTAGGCACTTATTTAAAAACGATAGACAATTTCAGCTTTCAGGGGATCAAAAAGACCTCCTTAATATGCTTGAGCAATACGCAGGCGATGTGGGATTAGATGAATTGCCTTTACGTAAAGGCGGCTCTCAAAAGGCAGTAAGCATAACCGACGCAACTCGCGCCAAGAATTCGAAAGTAGGTTCGCCCACAAGCTACCACAAGCAGGCAATGGCCTTAGACTTAGGCATTAGCGACGACATACTACCAGACCCTAAAATACTTATGCTTATGGAGCGAATTGCAAACGACCCTAATGTTAAAGAGTTCTTTGCACCTCCAAAGCTAGTAGCTGCTTTTAATAAGAGGTATGATAAAGACAATTATGCACACGCCCCTAAGTTAGACCCTTACGACGCTAGACACGTTCATATTGCCTTCGCTAAAAAGAACGTGAGGGAGCAGCTTCAGGCTAACAAAAAAGCGAATGCCCCGCTTTCCGATGTGAAAAGTTCCCTAGCCCCTCCTGTGGCAGACGACAAAGCATCCAAGGCCGCAGCCAAAGCAGCCAAGGAAGCAGCGAAACAGGCAGCCGACAGACAAAAGCTTTATGAAGAAACAGTTAGAGACTCAAGACAGCAACTTGGATTGTTAAGCCAAGAAGCAGACCAGCGTCAAAAACTAAACAGCATTTATCAGATTGAAAATCAGTGGAAAGATATTGGCGGAAAGCTCGACGATAAACGCTACGCTGAAATGAAGCAAGGCATTGTCACCCTTGAGAACGCCACGAGAGCAGACGAAACACGCAACCGCATCCTAGGCCAATTTGTCGAACCCGCTAAGCAGGCTCGGGCGGAATTGGTGCAACTCGATAAGCTCTATAAGTCAGGCACAATCAAGGCCGATCAATACAAGGTTAAACAGCATGAGCTTAACGAGTCCATGCTTAAGCTATCGCCCAAAAGCGATGCGTTGCGTGAGTATAACAGACAGCTAGAAGACCTTGTTTTAGAAATGGATGCGCTCGCACAACCCGCCGAGTTTAGAGGCATATTCGCCGATGTCGCGAAACAACAGCGCGACGCTGAACGTAACGGCACGGCTGGATTTATCAGCAAAGAAAAGATAGATGAGCAAATCGCTTTACGTAAATCGTTGCAGGATGCAAGTCGCATCACGGCAATTGAAGACGAATACGGCGACGCACGGCAGAACCAAATCCGTGACTTTGGAGAACGGTTAAGCGTCCTTACCAAGGTCTACAAAGACGGCAAGATGGCAAAAGAGGACTACCTACGCGCCACGATTGAGATACAGGGCGCACAACAACGCTTTGAGCCAGACCAGCAGT